AAAGTATATAAAGCATTATGACAATATTACTCAATACGAAAGGAATGTATGTCCAGAAAATTGTAGTGAACATACAGATGATAGAAAAATTCCTTTAGATAATTGGTTGAAAATTGTAAAACTGACTAATGAATACTCTAAATTATTTGATCAACTATCATCTGAATTAATTAGTGGCAAAGTGTTAGCGAAGAGTTAATTACATAATCCGACCGCTGATGAAATCTGCGGCAACAAAATGTAGAGATATACTGTAAATTGTTCTATTTTTTTAGATCAAGTCGATTCTCAGATTGGCAAGCATAGCGAAAAGTAATTGTTTACCCAGGCAGTTTTTCTCCTGAATGAACTGTCGGGGGTAGTTGTTTATTGGGTGATTACCGAAAATATCCGGCCATGGGCGATGAACTTACAGATAAGCGACCATAAAATGTTTTAGGATCAGCCATAGAAAAAAGAGGACGGCAATCAGCCGTCCTCAAATCTGCATATAAGCGCGAACCCGTTTCTTACGAAACGGAGTTCGACGCTTTTGACTTTGGTGGAGCCGAGGGGAATTGAACCCCTAAACAGTCGCATTCCAATGCGGTCTCAGAGATTTTTGTTGTCTATTTGTTGTCTGTTTTTACAGAGGGGTTGTCCGTTCCCCTCGGAATTTGCACGTTTGGAGCAAGCATTTTTTCTCTTATTTCCTTTGCAAATTCCTCCATCGCGGACGGGAATGTGTGCTGATAAACTCTCTCTATCATGTCGGTTGAACTGTGCCCCATCAGTTCTGCAATGTACTTTTGTGGAAGCCCCATCAACAGACATTTGCTTGCGTAATGGTGACGGAGCGCATGAAAATTCAGCGCTTTGTTTATGCCTTGCTTGTCGCGAAAGGTAGTCCACGCTTTGCTTATCTGCTGCCCGGTCATCTCGGTAACGCGCCCGTTGTACTTGTCGGCTTCTTCTGTCAGATAATCATACACGTTCGCTGAAATCGGGACTTTTCTGTATCCGCTGTGGCTTTTCGGGGCTTTGTATGCCTGACCGTCTACACCAGCCACTCTGGCTTCACGAACGTAAAGATAATCTTTTTCAATGTTCTTTACAGATAGCGCCGCAATTTCGCTCTCTCGCAAACCGCACTGAGTAGCAAGCAGAAATGGCAGTTGTAATTCATCGCCGGATATCAGTTCCATGATGTGACTTACTTCCATTTCATCTGGAACGTATATATCTTTTTTTGTCAGCGGCGGCAGAGATGTGTGCAGAATGAGTTCCGGACGGTTCACTTTAAGCACAGCCGATATAAGCCCGTGCGCATTCCTGCACGTTTTTGGACTGTGGTCTTTTGCGAACTCGTTCATCTCATATTGTATCACATCTTGATTGAGTTTGTCAATAGGGAACTCCATAAGCCCTGGCATATACTGGTCCCGTACAACCATGTATCCTTTTATTGTTGTGGGAGACGATATTGCACGCCTGTTTTCAATGTACCTTGTCATTGCCTCACCGAGCGTGATTGTCTCTGCCTTTTCCTTGACCTCTTTCAACTCCGCTTCGGCTTGCGCTATCTGGCGCAGCAGCTCATTCTTATCCCTGCCGGAAAAACGCTGATATTTCTTCTTTCCGTCCGCGCTCTTTCCCAGATAGACTTGTGTTGAGTACCACTTATACCGTTTGACCCGCCCGTTGACCTTTTCGGAGCGGGTTTCTTCTTTGAAATTATAGTCTGACATAGTATCTCCTTAAAAGCAGTGCTTGCATGGTTCGTAACCGTTTGCTTCGGCTTCTGATATCGTCATTCCCACAATGTCTGCCCTGCCCTCTACGTGGTAACAATCCGGCTTGTGGTACTTGGTGCCGTGCGGGGTAACATAAACCACTTCGGACTGCGGGTCTTCCTGTTCGGGAACGGTTGAAGTTGAGGTAGGAGTAGCGCTTGAAGCCGATGTGTCTGTTGATGAAGAAGTAATGCTTGATACAGCAGTTGTCGTAGTAGCCGGTGTTGTCGTGCTTTCCTCCGGCTCCCGGGTGTCTGACAGTAACCCTGACGAACTGCTGTAATCGTCTGGCACAGCGGGGAGCGTATTGTTACTTCTTAATGAAAGCAACGCAGCACATATAACAAAGCCCGCTGCGAAACAAGCAGCATATTTAAGCCACGAAAAGTTATGCCGTTTTGGCTGATTGAAGATTATACGGTCGCAAAGAAACTTCTGCGTTTCCGTCACAGGTGCGCCGGATTTCACGTTTTCAAAGTGCTCCAAAGCCTGGTCGGTCGTGAGCAAGCCGGTTTTCAGGAGTTCATTCACGGAGGATATTCCCAGCTTATTCATTACGCATGCTGGGGCAAGCATTTCCGTGGCGAAATCATCGGCTTCGCGCTCTTGCATATCTGTTGTACTTGCGTCCCGGCTCGCCCCGATTATAGCGCGGTCAGACGTGTGGTTAAGGACAATGTGCCCGAACTCATGGCAGATGAACTGCACTTTCAAATCATACGGCAGTTCTTCATCGTACAGAATTATTACTTTACCGTCCCAACGTATAGTGAACGCAGGAAAATGCTTCGCTTTTTCGCTTGTACCAGTAGCTTCAAGAATTTTTTCGGAATGCTGATAAGAAGACAGCAGCCAGTTGGAACGGACAGCAATTTTTCTCAGAGTTTCCATTGTCAACGGCAGTTCCGTCACTTCGCTCTTTACAAGAAATTTGTCTGCTTCGGCAAGAATATTACGTTTAGTCATGGGGTTACCTCCAAAATAGATTTTATGCTTCTATTTTGCGACATAATCCGGCAAGACTTGCAAAGTAATTAATGCCAATTAATATTTTTTCTTGATTTGGTCGTTCAATTCATCGAATGCTTCTGATACCGCGCTATCTGTTTTAGCCTTATCGGCAACCGCAGTGAAGTGACCGCCCTTGGCTGCTACGCTGATATTTTCGTATTCGTCCCAGTTGATTTCAAGAATGCGATCTACTGCGGTTTGCTCTGCTGGGTGGTTCCGGTATGCAAGCGCTACGATTATTTCCTGGTCGGTAAGCTCGGGCGATGAGGCTTGAGAAGCTTTATTTAATGAAAATGGTACATCATTGATTTCAGACCAACCCATGATTACGCTTGGCGTCGTTTTGAGTGCTCTTGCTAAAGCTACAATTGTCGATTGGTTTATATCTAGCACATCATTTTCAATCTTAGATATGCTTGTTTTGGTCGAATATCCTATTTCTTTAGCAAGTTCCTCTTGCGTTAATCCTGCTCTTTGGCGGAGTTCTTTTATCCTTTCTCCTAATGTTGTTTGGTAGCCTGGCTTAACATTCATGATTAAAGTTTTGTTCGCGATGTTCGTTTTTCCCATGAGGTAGTCCATATCGACATTAAAATAATCGGCAATGTTTTCAAGCATTTCAAGACCTGGCTCTCTTTCGCCACGCTCATACATGTTCACACTACTTTTTGATGTGTGAAGATAAGTAGCAAGTTCTTGCTGTGATAGCCCTCTTGATTTACGGAGTTCCTTGAATTTTTCAGAAAATTTTGACATATTATTCTCCTTGATATATGTTTTCTATATTATACACTTTCCGTGCACAGAAATCAATAGTCAATGTGCACAAAAAGTGCTTGATATTTTTTGTACTTGTAATAAACAGTTTGCTATTGACAAACGAGCACAGATAGTGTACAATGTTCATAGAGCACAAATGGTGCTTGAAAGGAGATGAAAAAATGTCTTTTGGCGAAAAGCTTAGAGAACTGCGCGGAGAAAAAACACAGGAAACAATAGCGCAGGAGGTAGGTGTTACTAAATCTGCATGGGCAATGTACGAGCGTAACGAGAGGGTTCCCCGCGATGAAGTAAAGCTGCGTATTGCCAACCACTTCAATAAGTCCGTGCAGGAGATTTTTTTTGCCCCTCACGAGCACATATAGTGTTCGTGAGCCAATGGGAGGTGATTAAATTGGACACAAAAAAGTGCCCCAGCTGTGGAAAAGAAATCCCAACCAGCGCAAACTTCTGCACGCACTGCGGCAAAAAGCTAAACGCGGTTTGCAATTGCTGGGTAAAAGAAAAGCCCTATAACTGCGGGCTGGATAAATGCCCGGGTATAAGGCTGTTCTTGATTGAGAAGAAAAGGCTAAAGTCCTAGCATGATTTTAGCCGCTTCACATGCCATGGATACAGCAAATTTTGAAAACGCGTCTTGGGTAAATTTACCGACGTGGCCCATAGCTTTCTTAAAGCGAAGCACGGCGAGAGATGTTCTAGGAGTTTCTGAAATAATGTCTGGCAAGGACTTTTTCAGATTTTCCTTTTCATCAGTGCTAAGACGATCTTCTTCGTCAATGACCATTCTCGTACTTTCCAATGCGTCCTCTGTCCACGGATATGGAGAACCGCAATTGTAGCAATATGCAGGTGCAGGACTATCATCGGGTCTTAAATCTAGCAGCTTATCCATTTCGTATTTCCCACGAATGATTTCGCCGCATTTTAAGCACCGACAAATCGTTTCGGCGCCACAAAGCTGGCAGAACTTATCGCCGGTCGAAGAAGTATCTTTGACACGTCTGCTAATCACATGTCCATTAAGACAGATTCGGGCAGCATTATAATATCCCATTACGCTCGCCTCCTTTCAATGCCATTATAGCACATCTGGAAGCGAAATGCAATATGGGATATCAGCAATTTAAAATTCAGAACACGAAACAGGCAGGGGGTGAACAAATGGAAATCGCAACAATGATAATCTGCTGTCTTGTATGCCTTATCGTGAATTTCATCGTTGTAATGTTAGCGATGATCGCCGCATTAAAGGCAACGAGCAACACACTTGTTTCTGTAATCGAGGCATGCGAAAAGGCTGACAAGAACAAGATGTTCATGGAAGCGTGGCACGAACACACCAAGTAAGCAGAACCCACGACAAAACAGGAGGATTTTATGACCAATGAAAAGAAGCAGCAGATAATCGAACTGCTGAAAGACAAGGAAACAGCCGACGCTATCGGCGTGATTTCCGAGGGGCTGGTGAAGCTCTTCGAGAGCATTCCTACGGACGAGCCGGAGGAGAAGAAGCCTTATGACCCGGGGTTCTGGTTCCCGAAAGCTGACGAGCGGTATTATGAAACCTATGTCGGCAAAGACATGATTTACGGACTTGGCGTGGGAGCGGAGAACGGTGTAGCCTACCCGGACAATTGCTGGAAAACCAGCGAACGCGCAATTGAGGTCGGGAAGAAAATAAAGTTCCTTATGCTGGTTGAACGCATACGCGATAAGCTCCAGCACGAAGGTGCCGTACCTAACGGCTTTTGGGTAATCGTATTTAACGAAGGCGATTTTGATTTTGCTGAACTTGAAGTATACAGCGGAGAACCTTACACAAGCCCGCTGTTTTATCACAGCAGTATTGCCGGCAGAGCCTGCGACATTCTCAAAAAGATGAAAGCCGATGGTCAGCTCGACTGGCTGTTCAAGTAAGGCGGTGGACGAATGAACACACTAACATTCACAGTCCCAAACGTCCGGGAACCGCAGTATCGCTACAGCCAGACTGGCACCCGGGTAACTCCGGAAGCGTACAACATTCTTGAAAGCATTTCGGCGCGCACCGGACTGACACTCTCGTTCATCGCAAGCCAGATGATAATCTTCGCAAGCGAAAACATGAAGATAGTGCAGGCAGATAAGGAAGAGCCCGATGAGAGTTGACTTAAACAAGCTTGGCGCAATAATCTCGACAAACATCTCTGTTCTGTGCGCTCTGCACGGCAAAACGATGGGCGATATAGCCAGGATTGCCGGAATTAAGTCGCACAACACGCTGAGCTCTCGCAAGGACAAGCCGGGCAACTGGACGCTCGGGCAGCTTGTCCACATCGCAGCATATTTCAACAGACCCGTTGAGTGGCTGCTGGCAGACCATACAAAGGAGGAATTAGCATGATTACTCGCGAGAAAGTCTGCGTTAGCTGCCCCAGCGAGATGGGCTGCGCAGGCAACAGGTGCCTGCAGGGCTACGTAACCCACTGGTTCTGCGACAACTGCGGAATGGAATTCTCGAAGTATCAGCTGCGGCGCGTGGACGAGGGCGATGTGCTCTGCTGCGAATGCCTCGGCGAATACGCGCAGGGGCTGTTCCCGATACCGGAGGAAGAAGATTACGATGAAAGTTAACGTAGCTGAAAGCCAGCGCCGGCAGCTTATGAACCGCGTAAACACCGCGCTGGAAACCACCCGGACTATCTGGGAAATCATGACGATAAAGACGCTTCATGAGAAGTTCGGTTTCGGCGTCAAGCGCCTGGAGCAGTTTGCGGAGGTACTCCAGGAGAACTATGAGGGCATTTCCCGTGAAGCGGATATCACCGACACATACAAGCGTGGCTCGGTGGCAACAAACCTTGACACGGCGCTGATACGCGCAGTCAGAGATCTGAGGGCGGACGGCATTGATTACCGTAAGATACTCGGTGTTTCTGCCGGTTCGCTGATGATAGTCAACGATGACGGGGAATTCTCCGTTGATGATTTCGTTGACAAACTCGAAAAGAAAGAGAGGGAACGCAGATGAAAGCTATCCCATACATAATCGCAATGTTCGCGGGGCTTTTTGCGCGGACGATAGCCGCTGCAATCGGCGGCATAGAGGGTTACACAATGGACGGGCACGACTTTCTGATGATGGCTCTGGCAATAGTAGCTGTCTGGAGCTTCAAGGGCGCGTTCATGCCGAAAAGAAAGAGGGTGAGCGGACGTGACAACAGAAGATAAGGTCAACGAACTTACAAATATGTGCTGTGATAATCAGTCCTGCCGTACCTGCAGCATAGCCCACGCCTGCCTTGACTATCTTTGCAAACGCCAAAGTTTTCCGAACATGAGCGCATTCTTAATTGATGTGCTTTACGACGTTGCTTTTCCGGAAAATATTACTGCTAGTCCCAAGCCGGATAACGTCAATCACCCCGCGCACTATCAGGGTGCGCACGAATGCATTGAGGTAATGCAGGCGATGTTCGGCGTGGAAGCTGTCAAGGCTTTCTGTCGCTGCAACGCGTTTAAGTACCGCTTTCGCGCCGACAGGAAGAACGGCGAGGAGGACATCAAGAAAGCGGAGTGGTATGAGGATTATCTCATAAAGCTCTGCGATTCTGAGAGAAAGGAACACACATGAAGATAATAGAACCCAGCGCAAAGCTGGTCACAGGCTATGAGGGCAAGCCGGAGGAGCTTATAGAGCTCTGCGGGCGTATCTGCTACGATTCACAAGACAGGATAGCACCCGGAACAGCGCAGAAATTCTGCGAGAGGCTGAAGAGGAGCGGTCACACAAGCGTTTTCGAACACGCAAATATTGTGCTTAAAGTAAGTAACAGCACCAGTATAGCTGTTGAACGCATAGCTAACAGTTACGAGCGCGCAACCCGCTTACCAGCGTTTTTACGTTTTGACAAGATAGACGGCTGCAGACACAAGCATCATTTTGTGTCTGGAAATGTCAGAGCATGGAACACGGTGTTTGACTACACAAGCAAGCTATATGATTCGATCCCTATGTGCGTAATCGAAGCGTTAAACGCTTATCCCACGCTGTTCGATGTCGAGCCGTGGAAAAAACAAGCAAACACTTACAAAATTTATAACGTCCGCGACCCGCATGGTGGCAAAGAGTACAAAGCAAATGTTATTCCACCCAGCCAACTGCCGAAATGGGCGTATGAGCAGCACACAACGGCAACATTTCTTATTACCTGCGACCGTGGAATATCGCATGAGCTTGTCCGGCACAGGACAGCCAGCTTTTCGCAGCAATCAACGCGGTACTGCAAGGCTAACAAAAGCGGTGAGATTGAGGTAATTGCACCTCACGGGCATGAAGAGGGCTGGCGGGTCAGCCTTGAGAGAAATAGTTTCCTTTCGTCTTGCGACGAACTGTACAATGAAGCACTTGAACGCACAGGCTCACCGCAGATAGCCCGCTCAGTTCTCCCGACCTGCCTTGCAACAAAGCTCTACATGACCATGACGCTTGAACGCTGGCGGGACTTCCTTAAGCTGCGGACAAGCCCGGCCGCTCACCCTGATATGAGAGTTATCGCGAAGCAGATACAGCGGCAGCTTTTCCCTGATGAAATCGGTGACAGCAATGCCGACTAAAGAAGAACTGAAGCAGCTACAAGCTCTACCTCTTGACGTAAAAGTTTTAAGGACACAGCAGCGCATTCGCGAGTGGGTGCGGCACTACGGAGTGAACGGCGTGTACATAAGTTTCTCCGGCGGAAAGGACAGCACAGTGCTGCTCCACATCGCCCGGAAAATGTACCCGGAAATCGAAGCGGTGTTCGTGAATACCGGGCTGGAATACCCGGAGATACAGAGATTTGTGAAGATGTTCCCGAATATTCGTATTCTCTATCCAGAAATGACTTTTAAGGATGTTCTCGCAAAATACGGATACCCAGTCATCAGTAAGGAAACAAGCCACTTAGTTGGCACAGCCAAGCGCTCTCCGGAAGGCAAAACGGCTAAGGCATATTTCGACGGAGTTACGAAAGGCCGATACGACCAGTCGAGGTATAAGCCTCTCATCGGCATGGACTTCAGAGTTGATGACCGATGCTGTGCGATTATGAAGAAAAAGTCTATCCATCGCTATGGGAAGATGTCGGACAAGGTCGGCATTACAGCGCAGATGGCAGCAGAGAGTAGGTTGCGCGAAACCAAATGGCTTAAAGCAGGGTGTAATGCTTTCGAAGCCGATGACCCCATCAGTAACCCTATGGCATTCTGGACAGAGCAGGACATTCTTCTGTACATAAAGACGCGCAACATAGAGATATGTTCCGTCTACGGCGACGTGGTTTACGACTGCGACGAACCAGAACAGGAGCGCTTCTCTGACGTAACTACCCTGAAACTCAAAACGACCGGCTGCTCCCGGACAGGCTGTATGTTCTGCGCTTTCGGCGCTCACCTTGAAAAGGGCGAAACACGCTTCCAGCGGCTCGCCAGAACGCACCCGAAGCAGTATGCGTTCTGTATCGGGGGAGGCGCTTACGACCCGTCAGACGGGCTCTGGAAGCCTAACGAAGATGGGCTGGGGCTCGGGCATGTGTTTGACGAAATAAACAAAGTTTATGGCGAAGATTTTCTGCGGTATAAGCCGCTGGAAGAGGTAATAACTGATGAACGAACTGATAATAGATAATTTCGCCGGAGGCGGCGGTGCTTCTACCGGCATAGAAATGGCAGTAGGTCGCAGCGTAGACATCGCGATAAATCACGATCCTGACGCAATCGCAATGCACCGCGCGAACCACCCGCACACGCGGCATTACTGCGAGGACGTCTGGCAGGTAGATCCGGTGGAAGCCTGCGCCGGAAATCCGGTCGGGCTGGCGTGGTTCTCCCCGGACTGCACGCATTTTTCCCGAGCCAAAGGTGGAAAGCCCGTTGACAAAAACATCAGAGGTCTTGCGTGGGTAACGATACGCTGGGCGCTGAAAGTCCGTCCGCGCGTCATAATGCTGGAGAACGTTCCGGAGATACGCACATGGGGTCCCCTCGGGGCTGATAACAAGCCCATAAAGGAACGCGCTGGAGAAACCTTTGACGGCTTCATAAAAGCGCTCACAACAGGAATTCCGCACGACCACCCGGCATTCACGGAGATGTGCGCAACGCTGGAGATAAGCCCGGACAGCCCCGAAGCGGCGGGACTTGAACAGGGGCTGGGATACAATGCGGAATACCGCATACTCCGCTCCTGCGATTACGGAGCGCCGACCACCCGGACGCGCTTCTACCTTATAGCCCGGTGCGATGGTAAGCCAATCGTATTCCCGCCGCCCACGCACGGAAGCGGCAAGGGCTTGAAGCCATATCACACCGCCGCTGAGTGTATCGACTGGAGCATTCCGGCGCAGAGCATTTTCGAGCGGGACAAGCCCCTTGCAGAAAACACGCTCCGGCGCATAGCACGAGGCATTGAGAAGTTCGTGATAAATAACCCCGAGCCGTTCATCGTGACGGTAAACCATTCCGGCGATGGCTTCCGGGGACAAAAGGCGGACGAACCGCTTGGAACCATTACAGCCAAGAATGGATACGGCGTAGTCACTCCGACAATCATGTGCAACAATACCGGGAATGCCGGCGCGGCTGTTGATACGCCTTTGCCTACGGTCACAACTGGAAACCGCAATTACATGGTTGCACCATCTATCGTCCCCATCGGGTACGGCGAGCGTAAAGGGCAGGAACCGAGGGTGAATAGGGTTGACGAACCGCTCGGAACAGTCGTCACAAGCGGAAAGCATTACCTCGTCGCTCCGTCGCTGATACAGTATCACAGCGAAACCGCGAACGATGAAGTGCGCGGGCAGGAATTGAATGAACCGCTTATGACAGTTGACACTTCTCCGAGATATGCCCTGTCAGTTGCTCACATCATGAAGAATTACGGTGGGAATTATCAGGGAGCCGGGAGTGGCGCCGACAAGCCTCTTGACACAGTTACCGCGCACGACCACAACAGCCTTATAACAGCGCATATTCTGACCATGCGGAACAACATGGACGGTCAGCCGGCAGACGAACCGCTGGCGACGATAACGGCGGGTGGTTCGCACCACGCAGAAGTACAGGCGTTCCTCGTGAAGTACTTCTCGACCGGAGCGCCGAAGCCGGTAGACAGCCCGCTGGACACCGTCACCACAAAAGACCGCTTTGCCCTGGTGACGATACACGGCGAGGAATACATAATCACCGACATAAAAATGCGCATGCTCCAGCCGCGTGAGCTGTTTAATGCACAGGGATTCCCGGAAGATTACATAATCGACCACGACGACAGCGGCAAACCTTATCCGAAAAGCAAGCAGACAGCCCGGTGCGGAAACGCAGTCACGCCGCCAGTCCCGGCGGCGCTGGCACGTGCTAATCTGCCGGAGATGTGCGGCAATATAATTGCAGAAAGGAATTGACTAAATGGCAGAAACAAGCAAGATATATTCGGCTCTGTCGGCGATAATGTCGGAGTGCCCGGCAATAAGCAAGAGCCAGAAGAACCAGCAGCAGGGGTTCATGTATCGCGGCGTTGACGTTGTGATGAACGTACTCCAGCCGTTGATGATAAAGCACAAGGTGTTCGCAGTTCCGGAGGTGCTGGACAGCCAGCGGCAGGAACGCGTAACGGCAAAGGGCGGTACGCTGAATTACACCATACTGCGGGTGAGATACACGTTCTATGCGGAGGACGGTTCGAGCGTTTCGGCGGTCGTTCAGGGCGAGGGCATGGACAGCGCGGACAAGTCCAGCAACAAGGCAATGTCGGTTGCGTTCAAGTACGCGTGCTTCCAGGTGCTGTGCATTCCCACGGAGGAAATGAAAGACCCAGACGCGGAAACGCCGCCGCATAACTCGGCAGTCCTCCAGTGCGCCGACTGCAGAGCGGCTATCAAGGGTTCCGGAGCGTTCAACGCGCAGCAGATAGCACAGAGGGCGGTTGATATGTTCGGCAGGCAGCTTTGCGTTGAGTGCGCAAAGAAAGCAAAGGAGGGTGCGGGAAATGGCTGACACCAAGATGTTCTATGCGATAACCGCCGGAGAGTATAGCGATTACCACGTCATTGCTATCACAGATGATAAGGCGCGTGCGGAAGAACTTAACAGAGTAATCCCTGGTTCTAATATCAAAGAATTTCCCGACGCTCCAGTTATTCCGAGCAGCTATTGGATATGGGAAGTTCGCCGCGACAACTACTGCAAATCTATATCCGCCGAACATGTTGATTCCGACTTCGAACTTAACGACCTCAACAAGGTGCAAGAAGATGATATTTATACATGGGTTTCCGTGCAGGCAATGAACGAACCCCACGCCCTCAAAATAGCTTATGACCTGTTCGCACAACACGACGCAGAAAAGGCGGGTATCACATGACCCTCGACAACACCACCTACTACACCCCCGAAGCCAACGCGGAATACATGAGCTGCTCGCAGTTCAAGGCGTTCCTGCACTGCGAAGCCGCCGCGATGGCTGAACTCACTGGGGAAAGCTGCCGTGAGGACACAACAGCGTTGCTGACCGGCTCTTATGTTGACGCGTTCTATGAGAGAACGCTCGACCAGTTCCGCGAACAGCACCCCGAACTTTTCAAGAAAGACGGCACTCTGAAAGCGGAATACCAGACCGCCGAGAACGCTATCGAGCGCACCGAAGCAGACCCGCTTTTCACCGAGTACATGAGTGGCGAAAAACAGCGGATATTCACCGGGGAAATCGGCGGTGTGCCGTACAAAATCAAAGTTGACAGCTACCGCGAACGCCTGATGATAGTTGACCTGAAATGCGTGCGTGATTTTGAACCGATATGGAACCCGGAAACGCGCCGCAAAGAGCACTTCATCGAATACTGGGGATATCACACCCAGGGCGCTATCTACCGCGAGATAATCCGGCAGAACACCGGGGAAACGCTTCCCTTTTACATCGCGGCAGTCACAAAGGAAAAGTCCCCGGACATTGAGATCTTCAGTGTACCGGACGAGGTGCTTGACGAACAGCTTGAAATTGTCGGGCAGTTGTCACCGAGGTTTGCGGCAGTCAAGCGCGGAGAGTATCGCCCACAGCGGTGCGGAAAATGCGCTTACTGCAAGGCAACCAAAAGACTTATCGCCCCGATAGACTACAGGGAGGACACTGCAGACCCGTTCTGATTGCAGCGCTTTGCAGTCGAAGAACACACATAATCAGGAGGAACAATGGTATACACAAAAATGACCCACATCGAACGCCCCGAGGGAATTCTCGTCGGCAAGTCAATTGCCGTTGAAATAAAAGACGGCAGGAGAAGCTACACGGCGTACCCGCACGGAACGCTTGCGGACATCGTTGACAGCACCACCGCATACACGGAGTATTCCGGCGCAAACGCAGACAACTCAGTCCACGTACTGTGCGACGATGGCAAGATGTACGTGTTCCAGTTCAGCCAGAAGTACGGCTGGGGCTGGCACAGAATGAGCATAGAAACGCTCTGAGAGGAGAACACACAAATGAAAAGAATACACGTTAAACTCACGTTCACCGAGGATATACTCGGCACATCGCCGAACAATCCGGAACTTCACCATGACTTTATCGCCAGCAAGGCGCCTGACGCGCAGAAAACAGAGGAAGAAGTCGCAGCGCTCGGCGTTTCCGCTGTTGAAGAAAAGGGCATGACAGTATTCCCAAAGGCAGGCGATGGGACACCGTTCCTGTACGACTACCAGATACGCGGGTTCTTCAAGGAAATCTGCGGCGCCATGAAAGGCATTGACGGCACGAAGTCGTCAAAGGTGAAAGCGCACAAGAAAAAGGTGGACAACACCATTTTCGTTGAGCCGCGCGAGATAATGCTTGATTTGCACGGCATGAAGGTGGACAACTGCCAGCGCCCGCTGCGCGCTTCCGGTCCGATGGGAGAACGCACAGCCCTTGCGAATAGCGAGGTGTGCCCTGCGGGAACAACTTGTGAATTCGATGTTCTGTGCATGGTTGACAGTGACACGGCGCTTCTTGATGAGTGGCTTGACTACGGTAAATACAAGGGTATCGGGCAGTGGCGCAATTCCGGTAAGGGCAGATTTACATATTCCTCTCAGGAAATTTGAAAGGGGGTGAAATCATGAGGAAGAACGGCAGCGATAAAATTGTTGTGACCAGAACTTTCATGCGCACAATAATCGCTCTCCAGGTTATAGGCATAATATGCAGCGCAATTGAGTTGATTTCTAAATGCATATAGCGTTAAGCTCAATGGCATAGCTTGTCCGCGCAACGCCACGGAAATGCTTTGTTTTGCTTAGCCGTGCGATGGCACGGAAAGGCGTTGTATCGTACAGCGGCGGCATGGCAAAGAAGCGTGATGCTACGCAGTGGCAAGGCGAGGCGTACCAATGCCACACACAGCTATGGTGAAGCAAGGCGAGGAATTGCATTGTTTTGCAATGGCAATGCACCGAATTGAATTGCGAGGGCAAAGCGCCGAAAGGAATTGAAGAGCAAAGGCAAAGAATTGTATCGCTCTGTGGAGTTGAGAACCGCAGCGCAACGGCAATGTAAGCGAAGTCGAGAATTGCAACGGCTACGCAAAGCAGCGCTCCGCAATGGAATAGCATACCAAAGCAACACACAGCAAGGGACGGCAACGGAAAAGCATACCAAAACAACGTCAAGAATAGCAAAGGTAATGCTGTGTTCCGCGTAGCAATGGCTTGGCATAGCGAGGCATAGCCTAGCCTTGCTTGGCAACGGCGATGAAAAGATTAGCAGTGCGATGGCAAGGCACAGTTCTGATAGGCAGGGCTAAGGCAAAGCAATACACAGCAAAGGCAAAGCACAGGAAAATAACATGTAAAGGAGAACAAGAGATGTTCAACAAAATCATTCTTATGGGGCGGCTGGTCGCTGACCCCGAACTCAAAACCACTCCGCAGGGAGTGACCGCCTGCACATTCCGCATTGCGGTAGACAGGCGGTTCCAGAAGCAGGGCGAGGAGAAGAAGTCCGACTTTTTCAACATCGTGGCGTGGAGACAGACTGGCGAGTTTGTCCAGCGGTACTTCGGCAAGGGTCGCATGATACTTGTCGAGGGTGAAATGACTACCCGCCCCTACACCGACAAGAACGGCAATCAGGCAACATGGTATGAAGTCATCGCAGACCATGTTTCATTCACCGGAGAGAAGCGCGAGGACGGCGGCAGCGCTTCCAGACCCGCGCAGGGACAGCCGCCCGTGCCGAGTGCTCCGGCTGAAAATCCGGCGGCAAGCAATGACGATTATCCGTTCTGAGGCAGTGCTGCTTAGCGTGCAGCCGAAATGGTGCGCTCTTATCGCGAACGGTAAGAAAACGGTCGAGGTGCGCAAGACCATTCCGAAGATTGAAACTCCTTTTAAGTGTTACATATATCAGTCTAAGAGTAAAGACCGGTTGATGTATGTAATGAAAGATGGCGATGAAAACTACGGCGTAATTTATCACGGGAAACCGGTATTCATCAAAACATATTCGGAGCATTCAAACCCTTGCGAGCAGAAAGTCATTGGGGAATTTGTCTGCGACAGGATAATAGACGTGGACTGTGACAGCATAGCTCCATTTGACAAAAGCACGGGAATTTACATTGATAAGCAATGCTGTTTATCAAGAGAAGAACTTTGGAAATATACCGGCGGTCATTGCGCTCATGGCTGGCACATCTCAGAGCTGAAAATCTACAACAAGCCGAAAGCTCTTAGCGAGTTTGGACTAACACGACCGCCGCAGTCGTGGTGCTATGTGGAGGTGATAGAATGAAGTTTTCAGACTTAACCGAGTGTCCATTTTGTGGCTGCGAGGAATACTACACGAAAGAATATGTCTATGGCGTGTTACGTTATAACGCGTGTTTCGACGGTGCGGAAGCAGATAACGAAATCCTGTATGATGGGCTGAATTACAAGAGCAGAGCTTACAACGGCAAAGCCTATTGCCGGCATTGCGACAAATACCTTGGTAGCGTTATGGATGACACTGTGTCTGCAACTGCTCGCAAAGCTTTGAAACGCAATGGAGGCGAGCAAAAGTGAGTGAATACTTAGACAAGAGCGAGGCGGTAGGTGAGGGCTATCTCCAGGACTGGTACATTAGCTCTGTTTCGGCAGATGATGAGCCAGTCTGGACAGAGGCTCACATTGAGGAACTGGCGAATGATTTCATCGTCATTCCGAAAGATACGCCTGTCGCCGATGTCGCGCCGGTGGTACACGGACACTGGCTGGCATGGGAAGAACAATTTCCGGATAATAAACCGCCTAGGAAGAACAATCTCGGTGTGTTTTGTTCGGCTTGCCACAATCATGCTGATAACATCAACGCATATTGCCCTAACTGCGGCGCTAAGATGGACGGAGGGGATTAGCTTGCTATTCTGTAAACACAAATACACCGTGCTCGGTGGCAGCAAAATATATTCCGTGTACCCGGATGGCAAGCGGAGCGAAAATCCTACTGGATTCCTTATCGTTCAGCGTTGCGAGAAGTGCGGAAAAATAAAGCAGACGAAAGCGAGGATTTGAAATGTCTGAAATCAAGCTGAAGCCCTGCCCGTTCTGCGGGGGCAAGGCTTACATCTGGGACAAAGACGGCAACCTGAAAGTTGCAGGCTGTAACGATATACTCGGCTGCGGAGCTGAGGGAGGCATGGCGTACACCGAACAGGAAGCTGCAGACAAATGGAACAGGAGGGCTGATAATGGCTAAAGTAAAATGCAGGTCGTGCGATATCTGCGGCGAGATGAACGCCAAAGATGGATTTATGCTCAAGGCAAAACGCATGGAATCTCACAAAGTAAGAGATATGCTCGGGTATATAATAGGCGTAAAATACAAGTGGTCAAGAATCGACCTTTGCGAAAGCTGCTATAATGAGATAGTCAGAAGCTGCCACCGGATCCGTCGCGAACAGAAGGAGGGTTGATACTGATGGCCGAATTTATTGAACTTCATTACGCTTGTGGCGGGAAAATCATCGAGAAGATGATAAACACAAACACAATAGGTTCTGTAACAAAGCGTTCTGACGGTGGCGCAATAATCTATATAGAGCGCGACAGCATAGGTCAGGACGACACTATCGAGCCGCTGGAAACCTACAGCACCATTCGCAGTCTTCTGCTCGATGTACGGAGATATACAGATGAAACCACACTCTAACCCCTGCCCCAAAGCCGACCGTTGCATACACGCTGCGGAGTGTATCTGCTACGACACATTCCGCGGCGAATATCTCTGCTTTGACGGTGGCGGGTATTCCGATTACAACAAGAAGGGCATTGGAACTAAACCAAAGCCCAAGAAGAAAAGGAGGAGAAAATGGCGATGAAATTCAGACGCTTAAAGTGCTGCAAGTGCGGCAGAATGCCATTCGTGGAACACAAAAGGCTTCAAGTCGTTGGCTGGCCTGCTTGGGAGTACGCTGCTCGTGTAAGGTGCACTTGTGGCAACAGCGCGCCTTGGGAATTTGGTCTTTGGCGAACACGCAAGCCGGGCGAAACCGCTAAATCGCGTGCTATACGCACATGGAACAAGCTGAACGAGCCAAATTCGAAGTGGTATGTCCTCGATGGGCGTGTCCGCCGCAGAAAGGAAAGACAGCATGGCGATTGACAAAAAAGCCTTTTTGAAAACCGTGACTATCCTCCACGATACGCGGGAACAGAAGAACGCCCACATCATCGAAGCGCTGGACAAGCTCGGCGTGAAGCACGAGGAACGCAAACTCGACTACGGCGACTATTCGTTCACCGCAGACGGACGCGACTTTTCGATGTCCTGCGTTGTGGAACGCAAAGCGAACGTGGACGAGATATACAACAACGTGACCAGCGACCGGGGGCGCATAGAAAAGGAACTGTATAGCGCCGCGCAGCTTGCGAAGCAGCTCACACTGTTCATCGAGGGCGTGGTAAGCTGGGAAGCGCTCAGAGCCTACCACGTCCCAGAATGGCAGATGAAAGCAAGCCCGCAGCGCGTGAAAACCGATATCGGCGCGATGGTGTACTCCACGCTGAAAGCATGGCAGACCGGAAGCCGCTATCACTTCGATGTTCAGTTCATCGAGGACAAGCACCAGACCGCCGCCCGAATGCTGGAGGTGTTCTATTATTACTGGCGCTCGTACAAGGAAATGACGGCGGCGAGAAAGGAGTGATATCTTGGATATCGAAAAGGCAAGCCGACTGCTCGGTGACGATATCGACAGCGGAACTGCCGAAACCATGAGCGAGATTTACCCGGATATCAGCGAATACACCCGCGACGACTTTCTGAACAGCGAGAAGCCCTATGAATTTCTCTACATGTTCAAGGACGATAAATTCAAGCAGAAGCGCCTGCTTGCGGAAATGACTGACCAGGCAAAGAAGTGCAAGGTCACGAATTTCCCCACGCTGTACAAGGCGTTCGCGGAGAGCCGCAAGGACGTTGCGGACGACCTCGGGAACTATACCAACTTCCCGCTGCAGCCCGTGACGCTCCCCTGTGGCAAGTGGGTGTGCGACGCTTCCGGAGTGCGCACGCAGGGCGAAAAAGGCGGGCTTGTCTGGGCGTGTCCTCACCCGATAATGCCTGTCGCGCGGTACACCAACATCGACACCGGCGAGGAGAAGATAAAGCTTGCATATTTCAAGGGCAAATACTGGCGCGAACTTATCGTTGACCGCATGACCATCTCAGTCGCGAACAAGATAACCGAACTTTCCAAGCCCGGTGTCGTCGTGACTTCTGAAACGGCGCGGAACCTCGTCAACTATCTGTATGATGTCGAGCAGCTTTCCGGCGATTTGCTTCCGGAAATTGAGTGCGTGACGCGGCTCGGCTGGATAAAGCGCGGCGACGATACGGAATTTGTTCCTTACACAGATGGACTAACATTTGATGGCGAATCTGATTATAAAAAGCACTTCGAAAGTGTTAAACAGTGCGGAAAACGCGATGACTGCGACAAGTGGATAGAGTTTATCAACAAGAATATTCGGCATAACAACGTTGTTGCACGAATGGTGTTTTCTGCTGCGCTTGCCTCTGTACTTGTGAAACCGCTTGGTTGTAATTGCTTCTGGCTTCACTTGTGGGGCGAAACAGAAAGTGCCAAAACCGTGTTGATGATGGTCGCTGCTTCCTGCTGGGGGAACCCTGAATTAGGCAAATACATCACTACATTTAACACGACGTATGTTGGAATGGAAAAAATCGCTGCATTTTATAATTCTCTGCCTTACATGATAGACGAATTGCAGATAGTTGACAGCCGCCGGGAAATGGATAACACCATCTACATGCTGACAGAGGGCTGCGGACGCACCAGAGGAAACAAATCCGGAGGTCTTGATAATATCCCCGAATGGCGCAACTGCGTTATTTCTACTGGAGAACGTCCGATAAACTCGAACCGATCCGGCGGTGGCTCAGTCAATAGAGTTATCGAAATAGAATGCAGAGAAAACTTCTTTGGCAGCGACCCAGACGCCCCGAAAGACGCAGCGGACTTTGTAAAATCGGTGTATGGTTTTTTTGGTCACTTGTTCATAATGCTCATCAGGGAAGATGGGATAATTGACGAGGCAAAGGAGCAATATAAGCTTTTTTCGGGCGAGTTGGTAAAACAGTATAATATCTCGCAAAAGCAGGCACAGTCAGGTGCGCTGATACTCACTGCAGATCAACTAATAACAGAACATTACCGTCTTGATGGTCCCGCGCTGACTGCCGCCGACATCGCGCCCTATCTCAAATCCAAGGACGATGTGAGCGTGAATAAGCGGGCTTATGAGTATGTCTGCGAGTACATCACGCAGAACCAGAACAAGTTCGGACTGACCGAGAAAAACATGGAGGTCTGGGGAGAATTCTGCGACGATACCGTGTACATAATCAAGCTGAAATTTGAACAGATATGCAGCGAGGGCGGGTTTAACCCGGCTTCTCTGTTGTCCTGGCTGGCTGACCGGCAGCTTATTCGCAAAACTGCCAAAGACCGCTTTACAGTGTTGAAGCGTATCGGAACCGTGCCGACCCGCTGCGTTCATCTGAAACTTATCGGCGAAAATGCCGACGAAACTGATAACAGCGTCGTTGACGAGTATCCGGACTTCTGATTTCAAGAAAATGCACAGGTGAGAATGTAACCGGTGTAACCGGTAAACGGAGATACCTCCTATATGTTTTATATTTTTCATTCACGTTTGTTTGAACATGAAATTAAAATATTTTCTTACGCGTGTAGAGAAAATCACGGTTACACCGGTTTCACCGGTTACGCCCCACCTGAACCCGCATTGTTAAGCCGCAAAAGCCGTAACCGGTATGTGAACACGTTCGGTTACGGGTGGTTACGTGACACACAACGGAGGTGCATATGACAGGAAATGACATTTTCGAGCTTGCGCGGACGCGTCAGGCGCTCCCGGAGGACGCGCGACTATCCGCACAGGCTCTCTACACAACAGCGCGGAACATCTACAAGGCATTCAGCATGAAAATCATCAGCGCAGACCAGGCGAAACGCGAAAAGGCGCAGGCACTCCGCGACTATGACGCATGGGAACGCGGCGAAGCGATAGCCCACGACTATTTCAGGCGCACGGTAGCGCTGCAGCAGGTGTACACGAACGCAGTCAGGGGCGAATGCGAGAACTGCAAGAAGATGTTCGGCATTATGACGGGGTTAATTCCACCCCAGAACGGAGGTAATACATGAGCAAACCCAAGTACGACTATTCTGCGGTAGTCGCGGCGTACAAAGCGGACCCGACTATCGCGGACACACTCCCGGACACGCTCCGCACTCTGTTGCAGCTACATTACATCGAGAACATGCAGTGGAGCGACGTCGCGGAAGCAATGAATTACTGCATAGAGAACATTTACCGCCTGCGCCCCATCGCGCTGGGCAGACTGGAGGATATCATCAATGGCAAGTGAGAACGACAACAAGCCCGTAAAGCGCAAACGCCCCGGCGCGGGTAATCACAAGCCTGCCGTGAATATCGATAAATCCAAACTCCCGCCCGAGGAAATGCGCATAATAATCGCCGACTGTTCCCACGACTTTGCCGCGCCTATCGTCAAAACCGACGAGGAATGCCTCGAACGCCTCACAGACTTCTTCATGCGTTACGCCCAGGAAGGTGGACTGCCTACCGTCGAGAAAATGTGCCTTTGCTTGGGCGCAGATAAAGACACTGTGCTTGATTGGGGACATGGTACTAAAGGTGCTACGCGTGCCGCTATCGTAAAAAGAGCAAAGAATGTTCTGGCTTCAATTGACGCGGATTTGGTACTCAAAGGCATGATTAATCCGGTGGCGTACATCTTCCGCGCAAAGAACTATTACGGTATGAAAGACCAGCAGGACGTTGTGGTGCAGGCGAAGAATATCTTCGGTGCGGACGTTGACAGGCAGGAAATAGAGCGCCGACTATCCGAAGAGGTTGTTGTGGAAGATACCACGGAGGACGCGAAAACAGAATAGCGCGTATTTGCGCGGGAATTGCCCCTGGGACGCACGATTGTGTCCTGGGGGTATAGTTTTATGCCTTGCGACTATTCGTTGCGCACAGAGCCGCACAGACCCCTCAAAACGCAAATGTGCCTGCGACTATCATACACAGAGAGAATATAGAGATACACTATATCTTCTCTTTTCTTTTCTATCTACATTATTATAATATATATGCTTCTCAGGCGACACGCAAATATTGCCGACTATCTCACGACTATTTGCCGACTATTCCGCGACTGCCCTGCGACTATTCCGGGCACGCGCAGTTCCGGTAAGAGGGCGCGCCGCTCGTCTGGACGCAAAGCCTGGCGGCAGGAGCGCCGGAGGGCTGCGGGCGGTGCTGGCACGGGGACAGCAGGCGGTCCCGAGAACCTGCAGGCGCGGGCACGAACGCGGGGCAATATCAAAGCGGCGCGTGCAATGCCTCTATTTGCGCCGGAATTGCCCTTTAAACGCACGTTTGTGCTTTAAGGGTATACCGATATACCCACGGCATAAACGTGCCGTATACGCGCGATTTCGGGGGGTATTTCGCGGGGTGCAAAAAACGCCCCGGGAATGCGCGTGCATTCGCCAGGGCGGGAGGTATTCGGGGGGGCGCTGGAGCTGCAGCCGCTCGGTGATGCCTGGAGCTGGAGGCAGAAAAAAGCCCCGACAAGCTGCAGCCTGCCGGGGTGCTGATTATTCGGGGTCTACGGGGTTCCAACCGAGCCCCCCCACCGCGTCAAGCGCCTCTGCTGCACTCATGCCGTCGGTGTATTCGTTGGGGTCGTCGAACTCTACCCAGTCGCGAACCTCGTCGCGGTAGACGTCGGGACCCTGCTTGCTGGGTGCTGGAAGCTTGCGTGCCCACTCCAGCGCCTCCGCGCGGTCGAAGGTCGCTGCCTTTCTCCATTCTTCGATAGCAGCGCCGGAGCGCTCGCAGACAGTAACAAGCTCGTAAATATGCATAGTGTTCATCGTGGTGTATTCTCCTTTTCGTTGTGCGCCCCTGCGTGGGGCGACGTGCTTTTGATGTTAATTATACGCCCCTGCAGGCGGTTTGTCAAGGGGGGGGGCTACTTGGAGTTTTTCGCCGCGTCAATGAGTATCAAGAACGGCATGAGCAGAATATATAACAGGATCATATTAGCACGCCTTCTTTACTATCTGAAGTCCCTCGCTAGCCATACCGGGCAGGAAAGACCAGAGGCGGCAGCGCGGGACAAATAATTCTTCGCCCTTGCCGAAGCCTACGAAGTGTACCAGCGTATCAGTAGAGGCTTCGACGTCAAGCGCATATTCGACGCCCTCAAAGGTGTACAGCGCGTTGGCATCGGCGACATAATAGCACCGGGCGATACTCTGTACGCTTTCCGGCGGAGTGTCGAGGCCGAACACCAGCGCGCCGCGCTCGTCGCGGTATGCTTCCGGGTGCGCGTCAACGTAGCGCCATATCGCCGCGCGTGCCTGCTTCACTCCTCCGAGCTCTGGAGCGCACAACTTCGCCAGAGCTTCGACCGCTTCAAATTCCGCTTTGTAAGCCTCGTCAAACGCGCGTTCAGCGAGTTCGGATTCGGGGTACTTGGTGTATACGCGCTCTGCCTCGTTGGAAATTGTGCGAAGAACGATGATGTTGTTTAGAAGTTCGTTGTAGTTAGTCATGGTGTTGCCCTCCTTGATTACTTGAAAAAGCGCGTTTCTTCTATAAGCTTCATACCGCGAAGCGTTGAGACGATGACACAGGGATAATCAACCGCTTCAAGCATCTGACGCGCGAATTTTTCAGCCTTGAAACGGTCGTCAAAGTTTTCGATACACATCGAGCGTGAAACGGCGCTATAGAATGTTACGGTGAATGTTTCGGAGATCTGTTCCTGCTCGTCCTCGGCGGGGGCAGGCGTCCGGCCGTCCGGCACGATTTCCACGGGGCAGCCGCGGCGCTCAAGATTGCACTGGTCGAGGGCAGCGCCGCAGATCTCGGCGTCGGGCTCGATTTCTGCGAAGTACGCGAGCGCCTGCTCTTTGCTTTCAGCCTTTACAAGTCTGCACTGGTTGACGTCGTTCTTTACAAATGATACGGTGTAATTCTCTTTCATGGTATATACTCCATTTCTCCGAGGCTTCAGCCCCTCGGCGGCTTTGTTTTCGTTTATGATTGTATTATATCACGGATATTCGATATTGTCAACATGCTTATTCGATATTTTATCATTTTTATTCGATTTCATTTAATATAACGGAAATTCAAGATTTTTTGGTATGCTGTTTTGTGCAAAATCACAACAAATGCAGCCACCGCGCCGCCCTCGATGTGGGAGTACTAGCAGGAGTACTATATAAAGGGAAAGCAGCGACCCGCCGCGCTGGTTCTCGCCACGCCTGCAGGAGCGGCGCGCGCCCCGCCCACCTGTCGCCGCCCCTCTGGATCCGGAGAACCGCCACCGCCGGAGGGGTACCCCCGGGGGCTGCCAGGGCGACCCCGGGAGGGTATCTCTTAACCCCTCGAATAAAATTTTTTCAAAAAAAGGCTGTGGGGGCTTGACAAAATCGAAAAAGTGTGATATTATTTAGATATCGAATACCAGTGATTAAGGTGAAAGGAGAACGCAATGCTTATTTCAGACACAGTCAAAGAGGTTATGAGGGTCACTCGAACCACACAAACTAGGCTTGCCGAACTCATGGGCTACAAGTCACAGGGTACAGTCGGCAACGCTCTTAAAGCTAGACTGTCTGCCGAAATGCTCGTACAGTGGCTCGACAAACTCGGCTATGAAGTGGTAGTCCAGCCGAAAACGTCAGGCAAGCGCAAGGAGGGCTCGATAGTCCTTGAACCGTCCGGGCTTCCTGACGGGCGGGGGAAGAAGCAGAAGAAAGTTGGTGAGGAAGAATGAGATTACTCTATATCCTGCTCATGCCGTTCCTGATACTTATTCAGGCGGCGAAAGGGAAGAGGTGAGCTGAGATGGCATTCAACGGAGTTTCTTTTGACAGCCGAGAGCTTATAAAAGAGCTCGCGCAGGACATAGCGGAATGCGGCGGGGATAAGATGGTAGCGGTGTGGCTTCGGAGATATCCAGAGTTCGGGGACATAGAATTCGCGGTGAATTACGACTTTATTGTTGAAGAAAAGCCGATAAGTCCATCAGAGGTCGAAAAGGACGAGCGGCTGGTTCTCATGCAGATGGGCGAGTTGATGAGAATACTCAAAAAGCAGAACAGCGCAACATAAGCGAGGTGAACAACATGATTTACGGCTATTGCCGTGTTTCCAGCAAGGGGCAGCAGCGCTACGGCACGTCCCTCGAGGAACAGAAGCGCCAGATACTTAACAGCTATCCCGGCGCGCGGATAGTGCAGGAAGCCTATTCCGGCGCAAAGGAGCGCCCGCTGTTCGACGAACTTGTCGGGAAGCTCCAGCGCGGCGATACGCTGGTAGTCTGCAAGCTGGACAGGTTCGCGCGCTCCGTTCAGCATGGGCTGAACTATATCACTACCCTGCTTGACCGGGGCGTGAAAGTCCACATCATGAACATGGGGTTGGTGGAGGATACACCAATGGGGCGGCTTATCGTTACAAATCTGCTTGCATTTGCAGAATTCGAGCGCGCCACCATTCTGGAGCGCACTCAGGCTGGCAAGGAAGCTGCTGCCGCTGCTGACCCGAACTGGAGAGTAGGCAGACCGCGCAAGGAAGTTGACGATGATATATTCCGCAGGCTTGCCGCCGGAAAGCTGACATATAAAGCCGCCGCAAAGGAAGCCGGAGTAGCGCTGAGTACGTTCCAGAACCGCTACGCAGAATGGAAGCAGACCGCGTAACTGTATTCTTTTCGCGAAAACCTTGACAACCCGGGAAATCCGTGCTATAATCAGAACAACAGAATATTTTCAGAGCCTTTGAGCCACTTTTGACCTTTACGGTCGGGGTGGCTCTTTTTTTGTTTTCAGGAGGAAATGTGGAAACATCGGAGCTTATCAGGCGTGCTTCCAAACGGGATATCAGCACATACGATAACCTGTCGCTGTATTTCGATACCGTCCGGCTGGAAACGGACTTTGAAATGGCACGTCCGCATTACGAACGCATATATGACATCGCGGCGCAGCAGAAAGTAAAGCTTGCGTTGTCTGACCAGCAGACCGCTATAAAGTTCTATGAGCTTGCAAAAAAAGCGGCGCTCATGCTGGCACCGCACTTGTTTCATTACTATCTTCTCTATGTGGAATGGGACAGAGAGCCGCAGAAGAAATTCTATGTGCCGAGAATGAACGTGCTGAAACCTGTTGTGGACGCACTACAGCGGCTTGAAGAACGTAAATTGAAGCGGCTGACGATAAGCATGCCGCCGAGAACGGGCAAAAGTACTCTCGGAATGTTCTTCATGTCGTGGGTAGCCGGACGGCACCCGCTGGGCTCCAGCGCCATGACCGGATATTCGGATACACTTACCAAGACGTTCTTCGACGAAATTCTCGGTATCATAACAGACCCGGAATATCTCTGGGCTGACGTGTTCCCGACGTCTCAGATCAAGAACATAAGCCGTGAGAACGCTTCGGTGTGCCTTGATAAAAAGCGCAGATTTCCGACGATAACATGCCGCGGTATCAGCGCTTCGTGGACGGGCGCAATCAACATCAGCGAAATTCTGTACTGCGACGACCTTATCGAGGATCTGGAGGAAGCGCTCAACGAAAAGCGTCTTGACGCCAAGTACGCCGCTTATGCCAACCAGACAAAGGACCGTAAGACGAATGACGCTGTGGAGCTCCACATCGGCACCCGCTGGGCGGTGCGTGACGTTATCGGGCGTTTGCAGGAGCAGTATGCTGACGACCCGCATTCAGAGTTCATGGTTCTTCCGGCGCTTGACGAAAACGGAAACAGCAACTTTGAATATCCCTATGGCGTGGGGTTCAGCGCTGAATACTATCTCGACATGAAAGCGAGTATCGACCCGTGCACATGGTCGTGCAAGTACATGGGCGACCCGTATGTGCGTGAGGGACTGCTTTTCGAGCGGGACGAGCTGCACTACTACAACGGCGTGCTGCCGGACGGCGAATGCGATATCATGTCTGTGGTGGACGTTGCATGGGGCGGCGGCGACAGCCTTTCCGCGCCGATAATCTACTGGTTCGGCGATACCGGGTATGTGCATGACTGGGTGTTCTCCACCGGGGATAAGTCGGTCACACAACCGCTTGTCTGCGCGGCTTATGCCCGGAATAATGTTGCGAGGGCGCGGTTTGAAGCGAACGTCGGCGGTACTGAATACGCAGAGGAAATCGACAAGTCCCTACGCGAGCGAAATTACAAGATGTCGATACAGAGCCAGAGAGCTTCCACGAAATCCAGCAAGATGGACAGGATAGTGCGCTGGAGCTCGGATATAAAGTCGCGGCTGGTATTCCGTTCTGACAAGGCGCGGGGCGAGATGTACGACAAGGCGATGAACGAACTCTGCCGTATTTCCGTTGAAGCGAAGAAACAGCACGATGACGCGCCGGACAGCCTTGCCATGGCGATGGATTACCGGGATAACGGCTTGTGTTCGGTCAAAGTGATAGAACGGCGGTGGTAGCATGACGAAATTCCTGCTTCTGAACGGAAAACTCACCGGAAAAAAGCCGAAATTCTACTGTGCGCTCCACAAGTGCGGTATCAACAGTGGCTACATGAAGCGGCGCTGCCCAAAGTGCAGGCATTTCAGGGCGCTGTCTGATGAACTGGCGCATTCTATCATGGTTTCATTGCCGAGGAGGTAAACGTGAAAACTACATATGTCCCAACGGCGGATTTACCCTCTTTAACATTTGACGGCAAGACAACGACTTTGGGCGGGGCTGATATTTCAAAGGGCGTTGTCGGGATAAACACGGCTATTACGGCAAATGGAATACCTGTTGCAGTAATTACTGTCCACTGCTCATCAATAGACATAAAAACGGGTTTAACTTAATTAGCGTTCATTTTCGCGGAAACGCGGATTTGATATATCAGGGCTGGCGGCTTGTGTGTTCACCGCCTGCCCTGCCCTTCCTCCTGGCGCAGTCGTGCAATAGTGCGGCTGCGTAAGGTTTGGAATTTCAATATAGCAGGGTGGAGAAGCGGTCTATCTCGCCAGCCCCATAAGCTGGAATTCGCGGGTTCGAATCCCGCCCTTGCAACCACAAAAAGAATACAGTTACAAACAGGAAAATATGTGATATAATGGAGAAAAGGAGGGCGGGAATGCTTATAAAAATCTGCTGTCCGGTATGCGGAAAGCGGCTGTTTGACGCTGATGTTTCCGCTTCCGGAATGATATCCGCTTATTGTAAGCGGTGCAAGGTTGAAAGGCTCATCGAACTGAAAGGAAAGACATGACGGAAAACTACAATTACGGCAGGCGGTGTATCTACACTTCCGAGCGGAATTTCACGGCTAAGAACGTGAAACAGATAGTTGACCGCGCCATGTCTACGCACAACGCGAATGTCGGCGATATCCAGCGGCTGTATAACTACTACCGTGGACGAATGGACATTCTCGACCGCACAAAGGAAGTGCGACCAGAGATAAACAACAAGGTCGTAATAAACCACGCCGCCGAGATAACCAACTTCAAGACCGGCTTCACGTTCGGCGAGCCAGTGCAGTACGTTTACCGTGGCAAGGACACGCTTGACGACGCCAACAACAGGGCGGACGATGAGAGCCTTGCGGCGCTGAACAAGCTGATGTACAAGCTCGGCAAATCCAGCAGGGACAGGGAACTGGCGCAGTGGCTTTTCATCTGCGGAGTGGCGCAGCGTATCACGCTGTATGAGGGCACGGAACTGCATACATATGTGTGCGACCCGCGCTGCACGTTCACTATCCGCGCGAATGACTTCACCAAGCGCGTGCTGCTGTCAGTTATCTACAGCACGGACGATATGACAGACGATATCACCGATATCCCGAAGAAGAAGTACACGATATATTCCGACAACCGCTGCTGGCAGTTCGAGGATAACGTGCTTGTCAGCAAAACCGAGATAGCGTTCAATCCTATCACGGAATACTGGGCGAACCCCACACGGCAGGGCTGCTTTGAAACCGTTCTCGGCATTATTGACGAACTGAACAACATCGCTTCCAACCGCGCGGACGGTATCGAACAGCAGATACAGTCGCTGACGTGGTTCAACAATGTGGAGATAGACGAGGAACAGTTCGCGGAGCTTGCCGCCAAGGGCGGTATCTGCACGAAATCCGCGCCGAATATGCCTGCAAGCATTCAAATGCTGCAGAACGTACTCGACCAGACACAGACGCAGACCTATGCCGACGACCTCTATCAGAAAATGCTCCAGATAGCTGCCGTCCCCGACCGCAAAGCTTCGGCAGGCGGCAACACCGGACAGGCTCTCATTATCGGCGAGGGCTGGACGCAGGCAGAGGCTGCGGCGAAGTCGTTCGAGCAGTCCTTTGACGAAAGCGAAAAAACGTTCGTTGAAAACGTGCTGAAAATCATTAAGACGGTCACAACATCGTCAACCGCGCCTGCGGATTTCGCAGACCTCACCGTTGACGATATCGACATAAAGTTCACGCGCAACAAGACCGATAATCTGCTTACCAAGACACAGGGCTTGCAGAACCAGCTTGAAGCCGGAATACACCCGCGTATCGCTATCGAAAGCTGCGGACTGTACTCCGACCCGCAGCAGGTCTATGTTGAGAGCGTGGAGTATCTCGAAAAGTGGAAGCAGCAGGGCGAACAGGATAAGGCGGCGGTCATGAATACCGCTGACGCCGGCGCGCCCGATGAGTTTGACGAGATATTCAGGAAGCTGACTGCAAAGGGCGGTGCGGACGATGGCGCAAGCGAATAGTCTCGCCGCTGTTGACCAGCTCAACATAATCTTTTTCGGAGAGATGGACATAACCTCTGCGGAAAAGCGCCTGCGGGTAGTCATGGCGGCTGCTTTACAGCGAATACTGCTCAGATACTACGACACCATTCAACGTTCATTGGCATATTCTCCTTTCCAGCTTGACAGCGCCGCCCTTTATGCGGCGGCTGCTGCCGAGTTCGCACGGAGTTACATTGAACTGTTCAACAGATATTATCCGCGATACCTTGAACTGCTGGGCGCAGAGGGCGCGGGGAATGCTTCGGCGTGGGTCAGGAATCACGCCGTGGAGCTGTCCATGCAGATACTTGACACATCGGTCGGCAGCTGTAATATCCCGCTTTACGACCGTATGCTGAACACCGCGCGGACGGAAGTCAACGCGATAGGAAACATGGCTCAGATGGACGCGGCGCTCAGCCGGGGATTCACCCGCAAGCGCTGGAAAACGTTCGGGGACAGCAAGGTGCGGCGCACTCACCGGGAAGCTTCCGGGCAGACCGTGCCAATAGACCAGCCGTTTATTATCGGCGGGTATAAGATGATGTTCCCGTGCGATGGTTCGCTGGGCGCGGGCGTGTCGGAAATAGCCAACTGCCGCTGCACGGTGCAGTACTTATAATTTAATATTTTCAGAGCCATTGAGCCGTTTCACCTTTCGGGGTGGAGCGGCTCTTTTGCTATATATGCAACAAAATTCGCCGCCGCAGCGTTACGCGGTGTTATCAGGAGGTAAAAGCGATGACAAGACAGGAACTCAAAGACTTAATGCCCGACATCACGGACGAGCAGATTTCGGCTATCCTTGCGAAGCACCACGAAGAGGTGAACGCCAGGGCAAAGGCGGCTGAGGACAAGTTCAGCACTTACAAGGACAAGGCGGACAAGTACGACAAGGAGCAGGCTGACAAGCTTTCCGAACAGGAAAAGTACCAGAAACTCATGGAGGAAGCCGCACAGATAAAGGCTGAAAACACGCGTCTGCTGAACCGCACCAAGGTGCAGGAGAGGTTCGTCAAGGCAGGTATCAAGGAAGAGTGCTATTCTCCGCTGCTGGACAGCATTGTGTCCGACGATGAGGGAAAGTCGCTTGCATTCGCTGACAGCCTCATAAGCTCTTTTTCCGCAAACGCGGCGGCTGCTGCCGAAGCTGCAAAGCAGGCGGCAATGCAGACACCCGCACCGAATCCCGGCGCGATAGGCAATACCGCCAGCGCCCAGGAACAGTACAACAAGGCGGTGCAGAACGGCTCTATCGTTGACATCATCAAGGCTGCGGACGCTGTTCATAACGCCAGGAACATTCCCACAGACTAACGGAGGTAATAATGGCAACAGGCATGAATTTCGATCTGGTGTCTTACTCCGGTGCGCTTTACACCAAGAGTATCACCACCACACCTTTTCTCAACCTCATCGGTGCGCCCGAGACCACCAATGCAGTTGAATTTCCCGTAAATCAGGAGTACGCGCTCGGCACCCCCTCTCAGCCCAAGATCTCTGAGAGCGATTCGCTGACCGCACCCGAAGCGGCTAACGTTACCCGTTCCCAGGCAACAAACGTAACTCAGATTTTCCAGGAGTCCATTGCGATTTCCTATGCGCGTGAGAGCAATATGGGTCAGCTTTCCGGCGTGAACGTTGCGGGGCAGGTTGAGAACCCCACGTCTGAACTTCAGTTCCAGACCGCCGCTACCATGCAGAAGATACGCAACGACATCGAGTACACCTGCATTAACGGCAAGTATCACAAGTCCACCGGCAACACCGACGCGAACCAGACCAGAGGTATTCTGGAGGCTATCGTCACCAACGCCGTCAAGGAGACCGCAGCGGTATCTTCTTCCACTGTCCGCTCCGTGCTTAAGAGTTTCTTCAAGAAGCTGTACGACGCGAACACCGACATCGACGGCTATCTTCTGCTTATCAACTCTGATATCAAGGCGGCTATTTCCGAAGCTTACGAGGGCAGCGGCTACTTCATGCCCGGCGTAACAGAGGCTGGCATCGACATTCAGAAGCTGATGACCGATTTCGGCACAATCAGAATTGCGCTTTCCAGAACAATGCCGCAGAATACTGCGCTGTGCTTCAACCCTGCTGCCGTTCATCTGGTGGAGCAGCCCACTCCCGGCAAGGGTAACTTCTTCCTTGAACCGCTCGATAAAACCGGCGCGGCATGGAAGTATCAGATTTTCGGACAGGCTGGTCTGGATCACGGCTTCGAGAAGCTGCACGGCAAGCTCACATTCGGTGCGACATGATAGTACACCAGGGCGACAACGCCCGTATCGTGATGACCTGCGGGAAAGTCATCGCGGAGTTTGAGAACGGCATAGCTGATGTCAGCAAAGACACAGCGGCTGTTCTCGGCTCAATGGGCTACGAAGTTGAGAGAACGGAGGGCGGCAATGACGCAGACAGAAAAGCTGAAACTCCGCCTGCCGGAGATAAGCGACGCAGAAGCGGAAAGTTATCTTGACACCGCGAAAGCTGCTATCATGGCGCGGCGCTATCCGTTCGAGGATTTCCCGGACGAACTTGAAAGCAGATACCTCGATTTACAGCTTCGCATAGCCGCTGACCTCTACGCAAAGGCGGGCGCTGAGGGAGAAACTTCCCACAGCGAGAGCGGCGTGAGCCGTGCGTATTCCAATGCGTGGGTGTCGGAGGAGCTTCTTTCGGAAGTCACACCGAAAGGCAGGGTGCTGTAATGAGGGATTTGAAGCGCAACCAGATTTCAGTCCAATACGCGCTGTATCTGGGAAACGCGGAGCTTATTGACGACAAAGGCTGTGCTACTGGCGAATTTACATCGAAATACGGCGACAAAACGGCGCTGATGATTTCGGTTTCCTCCAACAAGGGAGATTATTCCCAGCAGCAGTTCGGCAATCTGCTGGACTACGACCGCACGATGATAACACACGACACCAGATGCCCGATTAACGAAAATTCACTTGTGTATATCGGCACGGAGCAGTATATCGTCAAGGCGGTCGCGAGAAGCCTGAACGCCGTTCAGTATGCGATAAAGAGGGTGCAGATAGATGAAACGGATAACGGTTAGGCTGTCTGCTTCCGGCGTGCGCGAAGCGGTGAGGGAGCTTGCGGAATACCGCGCAAATCTCGAACGCAACGCGCAGGAGCTTGTGCGGCAGCTTGCGGAAATCGGCGCGAACATTGCGCTGGTGGAAGCGGGCAGTATTCACATGACGGGCGCTTTGCAGAACGGTATTCACAGCGAATACGGCGGCAATACCGGATTTGTGAAGTGCACCTGCGGCTATGCCGCTTATGTGGAGTTCGGCACAGGCATTAAGGGCTCACGAAGCCCCCACCCTGACCCGGCGATACTCGGCTGGTCCTATGACGTAAACGGTCACGGGGAGCTCGGCTGGTGGTATCCGTCCGGTGACGGGGACACAAATCCCACAAGAAAACGGCTGAAAAACGGCACCTATGTCGCATGGACAAAGGGAATGCCGTCCAGACCGTTCATGTACAACACGGCGCAGCAGCTGAGAGTGCTGGTAATTCCGACGGCAAGGGGAGTGTTCACATGATTGACATTGAAAGCACGGTGTTTGACTATGTGGCGACCGCCCTGCGCGAGGAATACAAGGGCATTTTGGTTGTGAGCACGTCAAGCGACACCCCGGCGAAATTCCCGGCGGTGTGCTTGTGGGAACAGGACAACAGCTGCTATGTTCCCTCACAGACGGCTGAATGCAGGGAAAACCACGCACAGCTTATGTACCAGTGCGAGGTGTACTCCAACAGGCAGAGCGGCAAAAAGGCGCAGGCGCGGGAGATAGCGGCTTTTGTTGACAGAAAAATGCAGGAATTAGGCTTTATCCGGACTTTCGGACAGCCTGTCCCAAATGTAGCTGATATGACGATATACCGCTATACAATGCGGTTTTCTGGCATTATCGGCAGGGACAATATAGTTTATACTTCATAGGAGGTTCATCATGAAGAGAGGAATACCTATTTCAACTGCGGGTACTCAGGTGTGCTGGGCTGTTGAAACCGTAGCAGGCACTATGCCCACAGCGGCAAAGCTGATTCCGGACATCAAGGAGATACCCGACCTTAACCCGCAGCCGGAAGCGCTTGACACCACCGACCTCAGCTGCACGGAGTACAAGACTTCCATTGACGGTCTTAAGGACCTTTCAAGTGCGACATCTTATACAGCTAACCTGACCGCGCTCCTCGAAAAAGAGTGGGCAGCAATGGTAGAAGCTTCGCAGACTGCAAAGAAAACCGACCTTGCGACATGGTTCTACATAATTACGCCCGGTCTGCAGACTGTTGCATTTACCGGTTCGCCGTCCCCGCTCGGCGTGAACAGCAGAGCGGTAAACTCAGTAAACGAGATCGCATGCTACATCACCCCCACCGGAGAGCCGAAGCGCACCGATGAGACCATTACCGTTTCTGAGCCTACGGCTTAACCATAAAACGATCATTTGACAGGAGGAAAAACAAAATGGCAAAGGCACTCGATATCAACTACAATGGCAAGAGTTACAAGGCAGGATACGACCGCGCGGCAGCAAAGGCTTATTCCAGAATGGGCTTCACTCCGGCAGACGTTATAGACAAGCCCTTTGAAGCTACTATTCCCTTTGTTTTCTGCGCGTTCAAGAAATACCAGCCTGCTATCAGCCAGAGCAAGGTCGAGGAGATATATGACGCGCTTGCGGCGAACGTCAAGCCCAGGTTCCTCACAGCGCTTGCCAACCAGTATTCCGAAGCAGTCAACGGGCTGCTCGGCGATGAGAATGCTGACGGTGGCGAGGGAAACGCGACATGGGAGAATGCGGACGAGGACGAGTAATCTCTCCCGAAGAAACAGCCGTCCGGCTGGACGAAAAGTGCATATTGTGTATGTCGCTCGGCATGAGCTACACGGATTACTGGGAGGGCGAAAACTGCCTTCCCAGCTTTTTTATTCAGGCTTATAACCAGCGGCGCAAGCGCGAGTTGGAAGAAGCAAACTTCAGGGCGTGGCTTAACGGTTCATATAACGAACTGGCTCTTGAAATCGCGCTGCACAACGCTTTTTCCGGTAAAAACAGTCCTCGGGCAGAATATCCAGACAAGCCACCGGAGATATTCCAGCATGAAAAGACAGAAAAGGAAAAGATAGACGAGCAGGAACAGGCGCGGCTGCGCGTCAAAATCGCGCTTGATAACTTCGTTGCGGCACTCAGCAACGGAAAGGAGAAAACTTAATGGCAGAAGCAACGATTGACGAACTCCAGATAGAAATAGAAGCAGACGGAGCGGACGCGGCGCAGAGCCTTGAAAAGCTCCAGCAGGCGCTTGAACGGCTGGTTTCCCCGGTGCAGGCGCTGACTACAGGAAATGGGCTGAACAAGCTCACAAAGCAGCTGCAGAAGCTTGCAGAAGCCGGGCGTGCTATATCGGGTCTGTCCGGTCTGGACAAGATAACACAGGCTGCAAACGCGCTGAAATCCCTCGACATGCTGACCGGGGCGCCGAAAGTGAACAGCTACGTCAATGCGCTGAATAAACTTGCAAATGCAGGTTCGGCTGTTCAGACTATAGCCGCGTTCCCGGATATCACGGCGCAGCTGACCGCGCTCACGAACGCGCTGAGCGGTTTGCGGAATGTTCAGGATATCCGGCTTACAGGGCTTACAAACAGCCTCCGGCAGCTTCCGGCAGCGGTTCAGGCTATCAACTCCATGCCTGCCGTCGATGTATCACGCGTTGAAGCACTCAACACGGCTATGTCGGCGTTCCGGACGGGAAACGCGCAGGCGATACGTCAGCTTGCAAATGCGCTGAACAGGCTCCCGACAGTGGCGCAGCGTATCAACCAGATTGATTTCACGCAGTTCTCGAACAGCATACGGCAGCTTACGACAACGCTTGAACCTCTTATGCGGAGGGCTGAACAGGCGGCGCAGGGGCTTAGTGCGCTTGCACAGATAATGCAGGCAACGAGCCGTCAGTCCAACAACAGCGGCGGTTTAGGCGGTCTGGGGCGCACCCTCGGTTCGCTGTCCACAAAAACCCTGATTTCGTGGGGGTCGCTCCTGAAACTTAAAAAGGTGCTCGGCGATTGCTTCAACATTTCCGCGCAGTATGTCGAAAACCTGAACCTGTTCAATGTGACGATGGGGAAATCCGCGTCCACCGCGTTTGAGTTTGCGGAAGCAGTCAACGCGGCGCTTGGTATTGATACTTCGGACTGGATAAGATATCAGGGTTTCTTCCAGTCGGTCGGTAAGGGCTTCGGCGTTGTTTCCGACAAGGCAGACCTCATGTCAAAGAACCTGACCCAGCTTTCCTATGATATTTCCTCGTTCTACAACATTAGCACCGAGGAAGCTTACAACAAGGTGCAGTCGGGATTTGCCGGGGAACTGGAGCCGCTTCGCAGGCTCGGTTTTGCGCTTGACGAAGCAACGCTGAAACAGCTTGCCTACAAGAAGGGCATAACCCAGACCTATGAAAGCATGACACAGGCACAGAAAGCCCAGCTGCGTTATGTGGCGATGATAGAGCAGGCTCAGAACATCGGCGTTACCGGCGATATGAGCCGCACTATTGACACCGCTTCCAACGGCGTGCGCGTCCTTGAAGCGCGTATTCAGCAGTTCGCACGTGCGATAGGCAACATGCTCATGCCTATGCTGTCGGCTATTCTGCCGTATCTCACGGCGTTTGTGCAGGTGCTGACAGAGGGTGCGAACGAACTCGCGAACATGTTCGGGTTTGAACTGCCGAAAATCGACCTCAGCGGCGTTTCCAACGGGTATGACGACATCGCGGACGCTGCGGACGGCGCAACAGCGGCTACGGAGAAATTCAAGGGTTCGCTTGCCGGCGTTGACCAGCTGAACATTATCGGCTCGCACACTGACAAGAACGGGACGGGCACCGGGTATTCCACCGACCTTGATATCGAACTTCCCACTTATGACTTCCTGAATGGTGTGGAAAGCAAGACAAAGGAAATCGCGGAGAATATCAAGAAGTGGTTCCAGGAAGCGCTGCCCTGGATTGAAGCGGTCGGAGCGGGAATTGCTGGTGCGTTTGCGCCTACAGTTATTGCAGTAGCACTTGGCAAGGTTGGCTCTTTTGTCTCAAAAATCATTTCATTAGTCAAGTGGTTCAAGCAGCTCAAAGGGTTTGCTAAAGTTTTCTATGGATTGTCCGGCGGTCTTGCTGCCGGTGCAACATCGGGAGTGCTGCTGTACAATTCCATCAAGAACCTGATAAAGGGGACGGGGGATTTATCTGCCAACTTTACTCAGCTTGCCGTTGGTATTGGCATTGCGGTAGTGGCGTTTGCAGCGTTTGTTGCTTTCAGCAATCCGGTCGGAGCAATCATAACAGTTGTGCTTGCCCTTACTGGCGCGGTGATGGGCGTTAGCAGTGCCATAGATGAGCTAAACGCTGAAATGGCGGACACAATCATGTATGCGGACAACGGCGGCATATCTGTTGACGAGTTTTCAAAATGCTTTTCCGGGTTGTTTGATAATGTGTCGGCGCGTTATCAGGACATTATCGCTACATCTGACGCCATTAAGGAAAACCAGGAAAAAGCAAGCGGTGCAGCCGAAGAGATACTTAATCTTACAGACAAATACCAGGAACTCGGCAAAGCGATGACGCCGGAAGACGCCGAAAAAATCAAGGATAATCTTGATATCATCGGCAGCGGGATAAAACAAAATCTCGGTTATTACACGCAAACGCTTGTTGATAACCTGAAAACGTCATTCCATGACCTGGCTGTCCAGATGGGGGATGATGTTGACGATATGGTTTTAAAATGGTATACGCTTGAAAACATGGGAAACAGCGCCCTGGCAAACCTGAGAAAAGACGCCGACGAACTCTCCGCTAAAATATTCAGTGGAGACGCTTCTGATGAAGATTATGCCAAATTCAACGAAACAGTGCGCAAAATGGCAACGGTTGACACGCACACGTCGGAGCAGGAGAGTTTGAACCGCGCGTTTGCAAACATAACAAACGGAAGCATTGACCTTGAAGACGAAAGCCAGGTCACTGACGCGATAAACGACCTTTTGACATCTGCCGATACCGCGGCGGCGACAATCAGGGAAGCGTGGGACAGGCAGAGCGCAGACCTCAAAAATTACAGAGACACCCTTGTGAACTGGGGCGTGGATACCGAGTATGATGAGAAATATGGAAAAGGCAAATTTGACGAGTTATTTGCTGACCAGAAAACTCTCATCGACGCCGGATATCAGCAGGAACTTGAAAAAATAGAACTCACCAAGGGCGCCGGCATAGGAGCGATTTGGGACCAGGTTGACAGCAGGGTGCAGGAGATATTTGAAAATCAGGCGCCTAATCTCCGCGATTATTGGGTCGTGAATAGCAACGCATTAGTTGGCAAAGACATATTATCTGGCGCGGCTTTTTCTGCAAACTACTGGAATGGTTCATATGGCTCTGCAAAGGCACGCGAACGCAAAGAAGCCGACAAAGACAACCGTATTGCAGACATAAAGAACGGACAGTTCAAGGGCATATACGACGCGCTTGGTGCGGCTGGGATTGAAGCCGACGAGGAGAAGTATAAGAGGTATGGCTCATATATCACCCAGGGAATAGCAAACGGAATAGTAACTGATACTGACACCCTCGAAAAGGCTATGAATATTCTTGCCACAAGCGGCGAGGAAGCTTTCAAAGAGGCGCTCCAGATACATTCACCGTCAAAGGTTTTTGAGGAACTGGGCGGTTATGTCACTCAGGGACTTGCGTTGGGCATTTCCGATGGCGAAGCAGATGTTGACGAGGCTGTTGATAACATTGCTGCCGGAATGGCTTCCCGAATGCCTTATGGCAAAAACGACACCGGGTATGCGTGGTCTGGAGCAAAGGAAATGTATGCAAACAGCCAGCCGTCAGACAACTCGGTCACTGTTGGCGACACAAATGTCACCGTTGAAATAGACGGTGAGGAGCTTGCGAACTACGTCGTCAGGGCGCAGGGACGTCAGGTTGTAATGAGCAACGGCAGATAATTTTATTCCAACACTTGACAAAACCCCTCTTATGTGTTACAATTTGACACAAGGAGGGGTTATTTCTATGAAAAAAACAATATTCGCATTATGTTTATGCACATGTGTGCTGCTTTCGGGGTGCTCTGGCGTTTCGCAGGAAGAATATGATTCGGCGGTTTCTTTGAATTCAGAATTGGAATCGAAGAGAGAAGAGTGGGAAGATTCATATAACGAGGCTTCTAAAAAAATTGATGATTTAAAGGAAAAGTACGATAAATTGTCTGACGATGCCGAAAAATTAAAGCAGGACAACAAGGAGCTTAAGGAAGAAAACGAGTCGTTGAATAGCCGCGTTTCAGAATTGGAGAACAACAGCCAGGAGCCAGTTTCTGAAAACGAAGAAACCAGCTATGATAAATCGGAACAGAAACGAGAATATGTTCTATCGCTAGGGTATGGCTCATATGTCACGGAGAATGGAAGCACATGGTATTTAGACGCAGAAAATACAGACTCGTATATCACTTATCCGGAAGATTTGGGATATGCCATAGACGATAAAGTTGCTTTAAACATTTTCTCTGATATGGCTGATGTTATGGCTAATGGACTGCAAGTTAAATCTTCGTATATCCCAATGGCTTCTTTTTTTGTTTGTGAGCCTGACGGCGATCTTATTGCGACAGCTATGCCTATGATCGTTGGAGAAAGCATTTCCGGAATGCCTTTGACATTCTATGGCAATTACGAATACTTGAATGACACGGAAGCGGCTCTTTTGGTTCAAAGTGCCTGGAACAGCGAAAACTAATAGATTGAACTGAATAACTAACACCCGCCCTGTACAAAAACGCAGGGCGGTTTTTGTATATTTATACAAATTTTGAGAAAAAGGTTGACTTGTGTATCCACTTATGTTATGATATATGTGGACACAGAAAAGAGGTGAAGCTAATGTCCCCAAAAACAGGTAGACCGACTGACGACCCTAAAACACTAAGCACTAGAATACGGCTTTCAGAAGAAGATATTAAGCGCCTAGAATATTGTTCCGAAAAAACAGGCTTAACTAAAGCTGAGATTATTCGGCAGGGCATAAAGGAAGTCTACGAAAAACTAAAAAAATAACGGCAACGCCGCACCGTAGGAAGTAAAGCGTTACCGTTACGTGTTTTGAAAGGACAGGAATGCCCAATCTGAAATCTATTATACATCAGAACAGCGTTCCTGTCAAGTGTTTTGAAAGGAATTTGTTATGAACAACACAATTACAGAAGACATGATACTGAATGTATCAGCAAAGGCTGAAAGGCTCGGAACGATAGCGTGGGTAGCTGCGTGCGCGGAGTTTATTCCGGAAAAGCAGGAGAAAATTTACACAGACGTGCTTCTGGGTATCGCGAATTTAAGCGAGCAGCTTGTCAGCAAACTTGACAAGATAGCTGCTACGGCAAGCGGGGTGAGAGCATGAGCGAGTTAATCAAGATAAACAATCAGCAGCTCCCGGTCAAGGAATACAACGGTAAGCGTGTGGTTACTCTTAAAGAAATAGATACCGTTCATGGGAGAACAAGCGGAACCGCTCGCAGGAGTTTCAATGTTAACAAAAAGCGCTTTATAGAGGGCATTGATTACTTCGTACGAAATTCGTACGAAGCCAGAAACGAGTACGGAATAGCCGCTCCGAACGGTCTGGTGCTTATCACTGAAAGCGGCTACCTTATGCTTGCAAAGTCGTTCACAGACGACCTCGCATGGCAGGTGCAGCGCGAACTGGTGAACAGCTATTTCAGAAGCAAGACCGAGCAGTTTGAGCCCGAACAGCTAACGCTTGAAACCGCTGAGTACCACTACTACCCCAAGACATGGCACGGCAATCCGGTGATAACCGCCGCCGACTTCGCACACTTCACTGGAATGTCAAAGGAAGCGGTTTATCCGTATTTTCACAAGAACCCCAATTTTGAGACTTTCCACTATCGCCATCTCAAAAACGCAGAACTCCGCGCTTTCAAGGCTGAAAATCCGAGTGTACCGAGGTGCATTGCAGACCTTTACATTATCACGCGTAAGGGCTGCGAATGCATGCTGAAACACTTTGGGCTGGCGGCGGATATCCCAATACTGGAACAGAAGCAGGAAGAGCCGCTTGAACAGAGGCAGAAGCGGGAAGAGCCCGCAATTCAGCCCAGAAAGGTTTTCACTGCCGCAGAATACATTGCGGCGCTTGAAATTCTTAATGATTTAAGACTTAAATTCAAGGAAGAGCTGGAAAGCAAAAACTGCATGTTCCCTAGCACTACCAAACAGAACCTTGAAGCGGTATGCCGAGCAATGGGACACGTTTCTATACCTTTGATAACAATAGGGCAGAACGATAAAGTGATTTAACAAAATCAGCGCCTCGCACAATGCGGGGCGCTTTTCTTTATTCCTGCAAAAGAATACAGTTACAAAGCCCGAAATCCATGCTATAATGGATAGAGAGCCGCAGAGCCGTTTGTCGTAATGACAGGCGGCTTCTTGTTTTTGCCGCCTTTGGAAACACAGATAAGGCGGTGGAACATGGCAGACGAGGAAAAGCTTTCGTGGCTTAAAATAAACGACGAGGAAACGCCGACGCCGTGCGAGTGGACAGTCGTTGACAGCGACTTCGACAGCGACGACAGTGTGCGCGACGAAGTGGGAATGCTTCACAGAACGGTAATAAGGACTAATCAGCATTCGCCGAAATTCAAGTGGCGAATTCAGGGCAAAGAACTGAGCAAGCTGCTGAAAATGATAAACTCAACATCGCTGCAGGTCACGTATTATGATTTGGTCACCAAGCAGCCCATAACGATAACCGCGTATCCGCAGGCGACCAGACAGCCCAAGCTGATAAGGCAGCATTCTACATATGACGCCTGCTGGTGGGTGTTTGAGTGCAGCTTTATTGAGTACTGACGGAGGACAAAGCAAAGTGTATACCGTATCAAACCAATATCTTCTGGCGCGCGCCGCTCCGGTCAAGGAAGAGCGGATAACAGGCGGGATAAAGCTGAAAGACGGGACTTTAATTGCTGTGGACGACAGTGTGCTTGTAAAAGGCACGCTCACGATTAATAAGAAAGCCTGCGGCAATACGCTGGATATCGGAACGGCAACAAGTTCAGTCCTGACAATGACTATAAAGGACGAACACGCATATGACCACGACTTTGGCGGGGCGCTGATAAAGCTTACATACGGCATTGTGACGTCGGTTTCTGAAAGCGGCGTTAAAACGTGGGAAGATGTGCCGCTGCCGCCGTTTTTCGTGAACGGGCACATGACCGGCTGCGTTCGCAACCGCAACACTATCAAGCTTGAAGCATACGACACCATGACGCTGCTTGATATCAACTTTGGCGATGGCGTTCCATCGGACTTATGGCAGGCGCTGCTTTATGCGTGCAACCGTGCGGGCGTGGGACTTGCGATAACAGAAAGCGAATTCGGGCTGCTACCCAATGCCACCATTGTGGCAGATTTCACGGACAACAGTATAAAATCCTGCCGCGATATAGTGATGTGGATAGCCCAGACAACAAACACGTGCGCGTTCTGCGATTGTCGTGGTCTGCTTATGCTCAAACAGTATAACTATCAGGGCGACGGCGGTTTTGACAGGAGCATATCGGCTAACGAGCGTGTCAGCGTTGAATACAGCGATACCAGAACATATCTCGCATATCTTAAGTCGTATTCCGGCGACGATGTGAAGCTGTACAGCAAAGTTACATCATGGACTGGCTCGGACGCTCCGCATATAAAAGAGGGAACAATGTCGCTCCCCAAAAACCCGATACTGAAAAAGCTTACCGCTGATGAGCAGGACGCGATAAACCAAAGCTATTTCAGCAGCAGGAGCTACCCGACAAGATACATCAAGAGCGAATGCTTCGTTGACCCTGCGCTTGAACTCCTCGACCTGGTGGCGTTCAGCGGAGGTTCTATAGATATCGGGCAGATAATCAGCGCAGCCACGCAGATAAAGTGGAAATATCGCGGCAAGGGAACAATAATCTGCGCCAATATCACAGAGAACACGGAAACAGCGTCGGCGACAAGTGCCCAGTCAAACACCGATGACATGATAGCAGCATTCAGCGACAACAGTGACAACGCCAGCGATACGACCCCTGATGATGTAATCCGGCTGGAACCGCAATCCCAGCTGCAGAAGCAGATAGACGGTCTGACCGGCATGATTGGTGAAGCTGGCGATGCGACACGCCTGATATATCAGTTCACCATGGGAGGAAAGAAAGTGCTTGCCGGAGCAGTTACGGCAAGAACCAGCGGAAGCCTGGTGTTTCACGATTTCGACAGCGGCACAGACAAGGTGATAGGCTCGTTTGAAGCGCGAAACGGGTACTGCATGCTGGTATGGAAAGACTATGCCGGAAATGAACGTAATCTGCTTGATTGGCAGCAGAACAACGGCATGTACGTTGAAACGCTTTCAGGGGCGGCGCTGCATGTAAATGACAAAATGTCACTGATAGAGATATTCCCCGAGGGAATACGAAAATCTAGAAAATTCTCGGTGAACCTGCAAGATGATAGCTGCCTGATACAGTTTCAGCCATCAAGCCAGTATGACCACCTCAGCTTGGAGTTAAAGATTGACGGTCTTTACTACAACGGAAAAAAGGTACTTACAGAATAAGGAGGACAACATGTCAACACTCACTATCACCCTCACGGGCAGCGAGGAAAAGGCAGAATTCAGCGGAAGCAACGCATGGCTCCGCAACGACAGCACGGACACTGTTTATGCAGCGAAATCCGC